GCGCGCGGAAAAGGAACGCTTTAATAACTTGAACGCGCAGGGCGGGCTTTGCGCGGTTGTGGACGCGCTGGACGCGTTCGACAAATTTCTTGTTCCATTCGTCGATTTTATCGGGCACTTCCCAGACTATGTGCAAGCGATCGTTCCGAACTTGACGCCGAAGCAGTACGGGCAAATCAAAACGAAGATAAACGACCGCCTGAGGGAGTTGGGCGAGAATCGACTTGCAATCAAAGTGCACACGACGAAAGACACGTTGGAGGACAACCGGGCGTATCACGACAAGAGCGCACGATTGAGCGCAGAGCGCAAGGGTAAGTAGTCGATGGGGATTGAGTATTTTAAATTGCCGATATTTGACCGTCGTCCGTTCTGTGATCCAGCCGAGTGGGCGCAACGTTACCGATACATGAAGACGACGGCATCGATGTTCAGTTTCGAGCAGTCGCCATACTTCGAGTTGCCGAATCAGGTGATGGGCGATTTGGCGGGAACTGCTTGCGTCGTGCTCAAAGTGCCCAGTCAGACGGGCAAAGACCTAGCTTGGTATACCGAATTGCCGACGCCAAACGGCTTCGTCACTATGCGCGATTTGCGCGTGGGCGATGTGCTTTATTCGATGGATGGCTCAAAGACGCGCGTAACGTTCAAGACGGGAGCGCAGTATAATCCGATGTTCCGCGTTCATTTCGACGATGGGACGTATCTGGACGCTGGCGAAGATCATCGATGGCTTGCGGTGCAAATGAATAGCAGCTATGGGCGAGGCGATGAGGCGGTTTACACGACGCGCGAAATGTTTTCGGCTATGGAGTCGAAGCGCGGCAAGAGGTCGTGGTTTTGTCGAGGGAAGGCGCGATCGGTTTTCTCGATTCGAGTTCCAGAGGCAGTCGAAGGCGTTGATGCAGAATTGCCGATTGAACCGTATGTGTTGGGCGCGTGGTTAGGCGATGGTCATTCGCATTGCGGCATTGTTTACAAGTCGATATCGGATTTGGCGGAGATGTTCCCCGATGAGCCGATATTGCGGTTTGATTCCGAAGTCGATTCGTCGCGTTGCCCACACGTGAAGCCGCGCGGCTTGACTTCTTCGTTGCGTGCGCTCAATCTGCTTCAAAACAAGCATATCCCGAGCGCGTATTTGAATGCGAGCAAGTCGCAACGCATCGAGCTATTGCGCGGTTTGATGGATACGGATGGGACGGTATCGAAGGGGCGCGTCACGTGGACGCAGAAGTCGCAGAGACTCACGAGCGACGTTTGCGCGTTGCTTTGTTCGTTGGGGATAAAGTGCCACGTGCGATCGGTGAAGAAGTCGATCCGATCTTCGGGTTTCGTCGGCGAGTATTCAGAAATCGGCTTTTGCACAGATTTGCAAGTGTTCAGGCTTGAGCGCAAGAGATGCAAACAGACGCCGACGCGCAGGATTGATTGCCATTGGCGATATATTCGGCGCATCGAGCCGATCCCGACGGTCGAGTCGTATTGCATCCAAGTTGATCATCCGTCGCATACGTTTCTCGCAGGGCGGCAATATTGCGTGACTCATAACACCGAAACGTTGATAAACATGTTGGGTTGGATCGTCGAGTACGATCGGGCAAATACATTGCTCATCATGGACACGAAGACCAGCGGTATCGCCTTGTCAAAAAACCGCATTCGTCCTTTCTTGCGTGACGTTTGCGGGCTTGACTATTCCAAGACGGCATCATCGAAGGGCAAAGACAACGACCACTCGATGAACGCAGTCGATTTGGGCATCGGGCGCGGTGCGAACGTGAAAATCGGGTCGAGCCGCTGCGCAGGTGATCTTTGTTCGACGCCAGTCAAGTATCTGCTCATGGACGAGTTGGATCGATGGCAACAAGAGATCAGGGGCGAGGGCGATCCGATCTCGCTTGCCTTCCAACGTCAATTGAGGTTTCGCGGAATGACGGTGATGTGTAGCACACCGACGCTAGAGGACGGGCGCATAAACAAGTATTTCAAACAAGGCACTTGCGAGACATGGTGTGCGGTGTGCAAGTGCGGCGCCTTCATGCCATGCCGTTGGGCGGATATCGACTGGAGCGACCCAAGCGAGCCGACGATTGCGTGCAAAGAGTGCGGGCAAGTCTACACAGAGACGGATATCAAGGGGCTTGATCACGAGTATTCGCCCCCGGCGAACGCCGAGCCGTTCAAAGACAACTTCGGGCGGATTTGGCGATCGTTCGAGGTATTCGGGACGCTTTGCCATTCGTTCTATTCGTGGAAGTCGCTTCGAGATTATGAGATTCAAGCCCTAAAGACGGGCGAGGCGTCGTATCAGTCGTTTGTGAATACGCGCCTTGCAGAGATTTATAAGCCGAGGGACGAATTGTCGGTCGAGTTGCCCGCGCTCATGCGGGAGTGTAGGGACGACTATTCGCCTTACGATTTGCCCGTCGAGGTTGACTTTTTGTGCGCGGGCATCGACACACACGACAATTGCTTGTTCGTCGAGGTTGTGGGATTCAGCAAAGACGGGCGAGAGCATTGGGGCGTCGAGTACTTCGTTGCGCCTTACGACTTGCAAGCCCCGGGCGGGATTCGCGATTGTCTGGAAATGCTTGCAACAAAGGCGTATGCGCGCGTTGACGGCGTCGAGATGAAGATTGCTTTGTCGTTTATCGACTCAGGCGGGCATAGGACGAACGAGGTTTACACGATGGCGGCGCGGTCGTCTCGAATGATGGCGATAAAGGGCATTGCGAGCTCGCGTGACAAGCAAGACCCATTGATCCGGAAGCTGTCGAAAGTGTCGTTAAACGGCAATGTGAAGGGCAAGACGCACTTGCTTGTGTTGGGGGTGAACGCGGGCAAAGACGCGTTATTCGACATGGAGGTGCGCACAATCACGGGGGATCGGTGCTTGCACTATTGGGCGGGCGGTGGCTATGATAAGACGTATTTTGCGGGGCTATTGAGCGAAAAGAAAGTGGGTGGCAAGTGGATTGCGCCACAACGCGGTAGCACGCCGAATGAGCCGCTGGATTGTCGCGTTTATGCGATGGCGGCGGCGGAGTATTATTTGACGAAGATCATCCCGAGGGGGCTTGATCCAGATTATCGGAGGCGAAACATGGCGAAAAAGGTTAGTAAAAAAGCAGAAAAAGAGCAAGAACAAATTGTTATAGAGGAGCAAAAGCCGTATAATGGCGAAGAACGCGAGGTGGAGGCGCCATGCACGCCGAAGCCCGTTGACAATTCCGCGTCGAAATACGAGCAGTTCTAGGAGGCGAGGATGGCGGAGGCGATATACACGACACGGCGAACAATGCTAATCGAGGAACGCAACCGCCTTTCTCAAGCGATTGCGGACGCGTTCGGCGCATTGACGGCGCTCATGAACGGCAAGATCACGTCGTATAGTTTGGGAACGTGGACGATCTCAAGGGCGCAAGCGGATATTGACAAGTTGAAGCAATGGCTCAAAGACGCGCGATTGCGGCTTGACGAGATTGACAACATATTGACGGGTAGACCACAACGCCATACAAGTGTATGCGTTTACAATAATCCGTTTAACGTCAATCCGTACTTCGGGGGGATATAATGCTTGAATTGGCGAGCAACATAGGCTTTGCAGCAGGCAGTGGTGCGCCGAATAGCCAGACTTTGGCGGGCTTTAACGGCGTATCGTATAGCGCGACGGCGGATATATTGCCCACACGTCAAATTCTGGTCAGTCGTGCGCGTCAGTTGGACATGACGTGCCCACTTGCGAGCGCGGCTATTGACCGCATGACGGGCGGCATCATCGGCGCGGGGCTCACCTATGCAGTGAGCGACACAAGCGAGTTCTTCGATAATGACTTTTATCGAGCATTGACGGACGAGTTGAAGCGGCTTTTGAAGCGTCGAAGCATATCGCGTCTATTTGACGCTCAGTGCCGATTGACGTTCAATCAGATTCAGGAGATGGCGTGTCGAAATTGGCTATTGTCTGGCGACGTGTTCTTCGTTCGACGGCAACAGCCAAACGGCGCGTTCGCGTGGCGCGCCATTGAGTCTGATCGCGTTATGAGCCCCTACTACATGTTCAGCCCAGACTCGACCGAGAACGGCATGAGCTTTTACGCGCTCATCAATCCCGACACGGGCAATCGCATTATCGACGGCGTCGAGCTTGACGACGACGCGTCGCCCGTCGCTTATTGGGTTGTCAAAGACTATATCGACAAACCGCTGCTTATCACACCGGAGCAAATCGAGCGCATACCGGCGCACGATTCGGACGGCTTGCCAGTCATGCTTCACTTGTTCAAGCCGACGCGCCCCGACCAATACAGGGGCGTTCCGTTGCTTGCGAACGTCATCGAGACGTTGCACAATACGCGCAACTATGCGCAAGCCGAGTTGCAGGCGGCGATCTTCCAGTCGGCGGTTTGGGGCTTTTTCACGTCGAATAATCCGACGAGCGACGAGACAGTACCGTTGAGCGATGGTTTTTTGGACGAAAAGGTCCCGTTGAACGAAGAAGCCGTTAAAGAGGATTTGCAATTATCGCCTTATACGCAATCGAGAACGAATAGCGTTAAATCGCAATTATTCCCGACGGCGAAGGTTATGAGCGCGGGGCAGTTCCAACATTTGGCAGAGGGCGAGGACGTCAAGTTCTTACAATCGACGCATCCGAACAACAATTTCGACGCGTTTATGAAGGCGCACAATCTGAGCGTCGCATCGTCAATCGGCATTCCCCGTCAGGTGTTGGAGTGCTCATACGATGGGACGTATGCAAGCGCGCGCGGAAGCGTTTTGGAGGCGAATAGGACGTTCAAGGCGTATCGCTCATATTTCATCGAGTCTTTCTTGAAGCCGCTTTTCGAGGTGTTCGCATACGAGGTTGTGGACGAGTTGGGCGGTTTTGACGATCCGTTATTTGTTGCGCGTGCATTATCGATTGAGTCTGTATGGCAAGCGCCAGCGGCGCTTTGTCTCGATCCGCGAGCCGAGCTAGAGGGGGCTCGACTCGCCATCGAGATGGGCTTAATCGATGCGGATGAAGCGGCGCAAATGATATACGGGCACAAAGCAAAGCGAGGGGCAAATGTTGAAAACATTTGATATCTATTACGACATATCACCGCTATATCTGGAGGCACTGGACAAGCATCTTCGGGCGTGTGCGACGGACAAAGAAATCAATCTCAATATCTGTTCGCCGGGCGGGGACATCTACGCAGGCATCGCGATCGCCGAGAAGTTGCGAGCGTGCGGCAAGCGCGTGAATGCGCGTGTTTGGGGCTATGCGGCGAGCGCGGCGTTCACTATCGCGTGCGCGTGCGACTTCGTCGAGGCGTCGCCTTTAACGCATTTCATGGTGCATAGTGCCTACGGATGGGGCGGCGACGTTGACGAGGGCTGCAAACATGCGAACGAGTCGCAATTGGCGTTGATTCATCGCAAGAATGCAGAGTACACGGAAAAGGAATTAGCCGAGGACCGTTGGTTTACAGCCAGCGAGGCGCAAGCCTTCGGACTTGTGGATCGGATAGTGGAGTTTGAGGGAGACGCCGAGGCATTGCGCGCGGCGGCGTATGGTTTTAGTAAGTTCCGAAACATTGGAGGGGACACAATGAAAGCCGAAGAAATGAAGAAAGAGGAAGTCATCGAGGAAAAGGCGGAAGATTTGACGCCGGAAACCGTCGATGAAAAAGTCGAAGAGCAGGTCGAGGAAAATGACGACGTGAAAAGCGACGACCTATTGGAGCAAGTCATCGAGCGCATCGAGGAATTGACCGCGCGCGTCGCGGCTTTGGAGGAAAAGCGCGAAGCGGAATGCGAGCCTAACGACGAGAAAAAGGCGAAATTGGCGGCGCGCCTTGCGTCTATTTCGCGCCCCGTTGCACGCGTCGTTGCGACCGAGGAAGAAAAGAGCGCGCAGAGCGCGGCTAAAGATCTTGAACGTTTCAAAGCGGTATACGGAACGAGTTTCGACCGTTTCATTCGTGGATAAGCATGGAGGATTGAGAGATGGCAAATCACACGACGATTTTAATCAATGACACTGTGACGCAGG